CGGCGGAGCACTCCTGCGCACCATTTAAGTGGATGTTTGAAATTAGTGAATTCCGAGATGATACATCCGACCTTTTCCAATGGTGTGAGTGGTTGGCAAAGAATGATTACTCAATGGTCGGATTTAATAACATAGGGTTTGATTATATAGTCCTGCACGCGATATTGAGTAACCGTGGAATGCCACCTGGTGATATATACAGGCTTGCCATGGACATAATTGAAGCTGATGACAATGAGAAATTTAAGTTCATTATTTACCCTGATGCCAGATACATAAAACAAATTGACCTCATGCGTGTACATCACATGGACAACAAATCAAGACGCACGAGTCTGAAGAAGTTGGAATTTGCAATGAGGTTGGACAATGTATGCACGATGCCTGTTCCATTTGGTACGCGCCTGACCAAGCCCCAGATTGAGGTACTAAAGCAATATAACGAAAACGACGTACATGCCACCAAGCAGTTCTATAAAGCGAGCGCGAAAGCACTAGAGTTTCGCAATGAGCTTAGCCAAAAGTACGGACGGGATTTTTCCAACCATAGCGATGTGGGCATAGGCAAAGACTTCTTTGTGTCAAGATTGGAGGCAGCTGGCATAGCCTGTTACGACTATTCATCTGGACGCAGAGCACCAAAACAAACAATCAGGAAAGAGATTGTGCTGAATGACGCAATCCTTAAATGGATAAAATTCGATCATCCAGAATTCACCAGAATAATCAATTGGCTAAGGAGTCAGGTAGTTACTGAGACAAAAGGTGTGTTCGAGGACTTGACTGCAACAGTTGGCGGTCTCACCTATGTCTTCGGGATGGGCGGAATACACGCATCCGTCAACAACAGGATTTATGAATCCGATGCAGATCGTTTAATTGTAGACATCGATGTTGAAGGGTATTACCCGACTACAGGGATTGTTCAGGGGTTCAGGCCAGCCCACTACCCTAAAGAATTTAGTGACATATGGCGCGATATCAAACATCAAAGATCTTTGTACAAAAAGGGCACAGCGGAAAATGGCGTGTATAAGTTGGCAGCTAACGGCGCATTCGGTGACATGAATTCCCAATACAGCGTGTTCTATGACACATTGTCCTTCTGTCAAATCACACTCAATGGCCAGATGCTAATGTGTCTGCTTATCGAAAAATTAATCCTCATCGAAGGACTTGATGTAATTCAGGCCAACACTGACGGCATCACCGTGTACATCAAGCGGGAAGTACTACCGGAATTAAACTACGCAGTATCCCAGTGGGAAAAACTAACGCAGTTGAAAATGGAGAATAACAATTACTCCAAAATGTTCATCAGGGATGTCAATAACTATATTGCGGTGCATGAGGATGGGACAATTAAGCGTAAAGGCGCATATGATTATGCTCCAGGGTGGCACCAGGATCATGGAATGCTTGTTGTGGCAAAGGTCGCAGAGCAGGTACTCCTTCATGGGAAACCAATTCGGGAAACACTGGAAAACTGGCCAGATATCTACGATTTCATGAAGTGCGCAGTAATACCAGCATCGAGTAAGCTATTCTACAACTACAGGCTACCTGATCAGCGACAACTGGAGAACACTCAGCGGTACTACGTATCGACCACAGGTGGGAAACTTACCAAGGTTATGCCACCACTTCCAAAGAAACCGGATACAGAAAGACCCATTGGTATCGTTTCAGACTGGACTGTTTGTCCATGTAATGATATTTCCGATGCAAATCAGCCCATTGACTACGACTACTACGCCCAAGAGGTAGAGAAACTATGTCTATGTCTTGCTTGACCCACCAATCATTGAGGAAGTTATGCTAACAGTAGATAAATTGCGCGGTTACCAGGCCGACGCCGTAGAGTTTCAGTGTTCTAGACCAGGGAGCGCATTGTGGTTGGACATGGGACTGGGCAAAACAGTAATTACGTTGACCAGTATCGCTTACCTCATACGAAGTGGGCAGTTAAATGCGGTCATCGTTGTCGCTCCAATTCGAGTGGCCCGGCTTGTGTGGCGACAAGAAGCGTTGAAGTGGAGCCATACCAGCCACCTACGATTTTCCATGGTAATGGGATCAAAAGATCAGCGTGTTCGCGCCCTCTTGCAGCCAGCGGATGTCTATTTAGTAAATTACGAAAACCTCCGATGGCTCAATGACACAATCAATGTTTATTTTCGCAAAAAGGGCAAACCGTTACCTATTGATGGAATAGCGTTTGATGAGGTGTCACTGTGTAAAAATAGTGGTACTGAGCGAGTCAAATCATTAATGAAGAGCTTTCCTCACTTCAAGTGGCGCACTGGACTAACAGGAACACCTGCTGGAGAAGGGTATAAAGATTTGCATGGTCAATACTTGGTGCTGGACGGTGGCGCCAGGTTAGGTACATCGAAGGTTAAATTTATGACTGATTTTTACAGAAGCGAAGGGTACAAGCAAGTACCGTATTCAGATACACCGGACAGAATTAAACGGCTTATTGCAGACATGACAATGGAAATGACTGCTGCTGAACACAACCCCCTACCTGACTTAGTGGTTAATGATATTGAGGTGGATCTCCCTGCAAAAGTCAGGGAAAAGTACGATATGTTGGAGCGTGAGCTATTTGTGAAACTGGATAGCGGTGAGAGTATAGAAGTAATCAACAAAGTTGGCCTTCTTCCAAAGTTGTTCCAGTTCAGCAATGGCGCAGTGTATCTCGCACCAGGCGAACCGGCTTATGAAGACATCCATGATGCAAAAATTGAGGCGCTGGAGGACATCATAGAAGAAAGTGCCGGTAGTCCGATACTGTGCGCATATTCGTTCAGAAGTGACGCCGAGCGGATAATGAAGAGGTTTGCCCACATTGACCCAATTAACCTAACTTCTTGCAAGACAGAAAGATCACTACTTGACGCAATGACTAGATGGAAAAGTGGAAATTGCAGACTGATGATAGGACATCCTGCATCAATGGGGCATGGAATAGACGGTCTTCAGGATGCCGGGAATATCCTCGTGTGGTTTGGGCTAACCTGGTCGCATTCCCAACTTTGCCAGTTCAATGCCCGTTTACGCAGGCAGGGCCAGAATAAGCCAGTGATTTGCCATAGAATAATCTGCCGGGATACAGCAGACTATCTACAGCTCGCAATGCTTACAGACAAAGGTGAGACCCAAGACGACCTAAGAGCGGCACTGAGCAAATATCGAAAAGAAAGGGGCATGTAAACCTATGGCAGTTCGCCGAGGCCGATATCCCATGTTCCCACAATATTGCTTACTGCCACCCTGTACATTCCGGCAGCAAGATCTACGATAAACGCAGTGTTGCCCGTAAGGGTTGTTCTTGAGTTGGCATCTGGAATAATTACCCAGTTGCCGAAACCCGTCTTCATTTGAAGCTGTCCAGCAAACGTTGGTGATGCGCCAGCGGTATTCGCAAGATAAAACGAAAACGGGCCATCCATTCTTACGCCTTCATTTGATGGAACATTTAGTGCGTTATCTGCACTTGTTACCTGTGCTGTAAACATTTCATACCCTCACGAATGGCCGATTGCGGCAGAGTTAATTACGAGCGTGGTAGTTATACTAAGCGAGTCCAGAATCAATGCCGCCTGACTGCCTGCAACACCTACGGTTATCGCATCGCGCACCATTGTGCCATCTGCCTTTGTTATCTTTGCGCTTGCTGCGGTGCCTGCCGTAATTCCGGTGCCAGTCTTAGGGAATCCAGAGAATGTCAGCGTGTCCGTTGTCGTGGTCGGCGCACACGTTGCATCGAATGTTATTGTCCCCAGAGCTGTACCAGAGGAATTAACAACTACCAACTTACCACTGGTGCCGATTGCTGCGATATAGGCATTCATTTGTCCGGCTTTAAGTTCTGTAGAAAGTGCCATTGGGTAGTGCCTCCGTTATTAAGGGTTCGTTCTGACTACTTGTAGTCGGTATGTTTTAACTATTGAAAAATCCGATGTTTCTATTGAAAGGTACAACCAGTCACCAACGCTTATATTTAACCCACTGGCCAAATTGACAACGAGTGTACCTGTGCCATCGGTTGTCTCATTTGTTAAGTTTGCAATAACACTGGTCGCGTTGGACGCGGTCCTTACAGAAACAATCAGCCCTGTTAAATTTGTTTTCAGCAGGTCACTGTCAGTATCTCTCAGTTGAAGACTGAATCCTTTTACGGCTGCTTCACCTGTTCCAATGAATGTTCCAGTAACATTGTCGGTCAATAGAAACGTGCCATTGAGAGTAGCAGTTGTTTCTCTAATAACAACGACAAAAGTTACGCCACGGTTGAAACCACTTGTGTTATAAAGTGTAGCACCAATGGTCGGCGCCACTGAGCCAGATCCGGCCGTGCATGTTGTACGGCATGTAAATCCGCTTACCCTGGCCCCGCTTGAGTAAATCGTTTCATTGTCTTCCACAACTGTGTCGAAAGTAGATCCTGTTTGCGAAATTGTCTCTGCACTGAAATCGGGGTCGTTCACGGCGTTTGTGCAGGTCAGTCCGATCAGCACATGATCCCCGGACGTGATTCCAATTGCATTAGTTAGCGTATTCGTCCACGCGGTAGTAGCGGGAGCCGCCGCCTCTTCTCCAACAGATGCAGTTACCCCCCATGATCCAGTAGCGTTTGAATATCTGAGTATCTGAGCATATCCAACGTCTAGCCCACTTACATCTACCGTTATATTTGTACCACCTTCTGTGCCCGCTGCCACTTTGTAGAACAGCTTATGCCCGACGTTGCCGGTTCCGGTCGCTTGCGCATCTCCGTAGCCTCCGCCGAGGGCAGAGCTAAGAAGCGTAAAGCCCGCTGGCGTGGACACTGTGTCACGCCAGAGAGGAGCTGACCCGAATAGCAAAGGCTTGTATGACACTCTGAGAATTAAAATATCACCGGCGGTGACTGTTGTTGGTGCAGGCACAGGCGCAGAATAAGGAGCGCCGTATTCCGTTCCGCCTGAGACCGGGAAATTAAAAAGCGTGCCGGGCGTTTGTCTTGTAATTGCCATTACCAATCTACTCCTACTTTCATATGTCCGAGTCCAACCGGCTTTCCGGCATACCCTAGCGTATTAGTCCAACGGTAGTCATAAGTTGCCGCGCTTGTGTAAGCCGGCACTGTAGCTGTCTCTGTAGAGTTTTTGTCAGGCTCTTGCATAAGCACTTGATTGTCTGTGACACCACTGCCGACTTTATTTACAGCCTGCCACGCTGCCAGCGTCGTGTAATTCACAGTGCCGTTATATATGTGCGTGCTCCACGTCTTGGTCCCATTTACATACAAACAGTAGTCGCCATATTCGAGTCGCGATAGAAAAGCCCCGTTCCCATTGCTTCCCCATTGCGCGCTTGAGTCTTCGCTGATGTTATTGAAATAGCGCACATGATCGCCGTCGAGACTTCCGATATAGCCGTTCATTCGAGCGACACAGTTGTATACGTCGATACGGTCAGACTGGGCGCTGGCTGGCCCGTCCATGTATATCCCGACAAGAGCCACTTTCCCCCCTACTCCAGCACGTGTATTACCATCGGTTACACAGTATCCTATTACCGCTTTTAACGTTGGGGGTGAGCCTGAGCCAGCGTTTGATAGAATTATAGCTGCCGCTTTCACTCGCTTAAACAGACAGTGCTTTACTGTATAAGTGAAGTATCCGACATTGACGCCTTGTCCACCAGGTGCATTTTTTTGATACAGCCCATATTCGCCGTTATCTGTAGTGCAGCCAATTATTCTCATGCCGTAGCTATGAAAAGACTGAATAGACCCCTCAAGGTTCATCGGTATTACGGTCCCCAGATATGGCCCCGGTGTGGCAGATGGCCATAGCGATGGGCCACCGCCGCTTTCATAAGTGTACGCTTCTGACGCTGTGCACGAGTCATAGATGCAATCATATGATGCGTCAAAGCGGATATTGTGGACGTTAGACCCCTCTGCGGCCACCCATTGTGATTTCATGCGCCATAAAACAATATGATGAATGTAGTTATAGTCATCAGCATATCCACCTATGCCGCCGTGGATTGAATCCATCCCAATCATCCAAATATGCGAAGCATATCTGCCACACATTATGCCGCCTTTTTTGCTCAGATAAGGCGAGTACTGAGTTGCGCCGTTAACGTCAACGTAATTTCTACCCAGGTCATTATCAAATACCGGTCGACCTGTGTTGCTTGGGTTCGGTAGTACGATTAGCGGATTAGTAACGGTGCATAGGTTTTCAAATATGAAAGCTCCACCATATGCCGTAGAAGACTTATTTGCTCCAGAGTCCTGATAAGCTCCGTTAGCGTCTGATACATATAGCACGCCACCAGAGTTGCCCATTTGAGTAGCCGCATAGGACGGACTACGCCACGGATTACCTGCGCTGCCATCACCAGTTGTATTGCCATTCGATTCAACCCCCGCGCCTAGCGATAACAAATGCTTGGCGCCTGCTACAGTGCCCGTTCCTTGCAGCCAGATATAGCAGTATTCATTTCGTGCAGTGCCGGTGCCATTAGGGATATAATTACTCAGCTTGAGTCCGATTATGCCGAAGCCGGTTGGAATAGATGTAACGTTAACCGTGACTTTCTTCCAGCCTATTTCTCCGTCTGAAAATGTCACTACTTGCGAAACTGGTGAGTAGTGGGCGCCACTTCTTGCCCCGCCAGTGAGTACCTCAAACGTAGTTATCGTTGTGCTGATACTGCCGGTTTCCCCCAGTACGCGCTCAACGTAAAAATCTACAGCACCGGCTGCCGACACTTCGAAAATTGCAGCACCTTTGTGATTCTGAGCATTTGCGAAATACACTGGATCAATGTACCCGGCCTGTGCGGATTTGCGCGCACCTGTTGCCTGAGCCGACCAACTGTAATCTGAAAACGTTTGTACCTGAGTAGTTCCTGCCCCGGCAAATGTCCCCTGTACTGAATCCAACAAAGACATCCACCCATTGTTCACCACTGCGGGAGGAGGAGCGGTCACCGTACTATCGTACAATCTAATTGCACTCTTGATGCTCGGTTTTATTGCCTGCCGAATGGACTGATTAGCTGAACCAATTTCCGCTTGGATTAACGATGCCCACTCGTCACTACCGAATCTGTATCCGGTTATCGGGTGGATATCTGTACCAAATCGGTATATTGTCATAAACCAAGTACCCTATTTTTAAACCAGCCGTATATGAATTTCTCGTCCTTTGTCCGACGCTCTGCCAGCTCAATCAGGTAATTTCCGTACAGGCATTTCACCATACCGCGAAGAACAAGAACTCCTTCTCCGCCCCGACGCTTGGTATAGGCAGCAAGGCACATTGTTGTAACTTCTCCAATGGTGCCATCTACCTTTATGTCTGGAAAATAATCACCGTCCAAGTTCAGGACATTGAGGCATCGCTGTAACATTTTAATAACTGTACCTGCTCCAGTCGGTGCAGCATAATCGAACATTTCAGCGGCAAGTTCGGGACTAAACCTCTCTACTTTCGAGAACCCAGGTTCGACCCAATTCATTGCCATGTATATATCAACGGCCTTTCCTCTGGGCAGTTCGCGCATGTCGCCCGTATACCCATATAATCTGGCTGTCTTTTTTGTAATCCCCCATCGTGTAGGCCCACCTGAATCACTCGGGTCATCTGTGTAGCGGCCATTGCCTTCCTTGGCGATCGTATCGTCGATCAGCTTCATCACTGTGATCATTTTTTGACATCCGTTGCTTGTATATTTTTCTGCTTTATCAATCTGGATACAACGGATAGTAGGGATACCAATACGCCAACCAGTGGTACATATTGTACGGGGATCATTGCCTTTAGTGAATCTGGGATAGCGTTCCACAACTGAAGAGCGGCATCTGGAGAGGCTACAAGAAATCCAGTGGCTCCTACACCAAGCGTACCCAATTGAACAGATAGCATCTTCGGTGACTGTTTGATATTGTCGATAAATTTCATTCTTTGTCCCCATTCTTACCGAATATTTGACGGTGTATTGCCTCAAATCCCGAAATTGCGCGGGTACCCATGTGACCAGATATGGCGATAAGTATGGCAGACATTGTATCACTGATACCAGCAGTTAGACAAAAATAATATGTCAATAGGCCAGCGAAAGACGATGTGATTAAATCAAATGCCAACTCCCGCCAAGAGAAGATCCGTCCTCTCCTTACAGATTGGATATAGTTAACAATACCGCCCCACAAAGATAAAAAAATTGTACTGATGTATGGTCCAATGTGATGAATAAATTCGAAAATGCCAGGGTCTTTATCGTGCATTGATCCTCCAAGGTTAACTACACTATCGCCAGATAGTTCACAATCACCGATGCGGCATCTTCCCAAGAATAGCACACGGTCCATAGAAATCCTTGGGTTTGGGCAAATCTTCTAAACGCCGCCTGTTCTTCGGTTACTCCGCCCTTACTATAGGCACGAACTGGTTTCAGCGAAGGCTTCTTAAGCTCAATATACAGTCCACTACACGCGCCACGTTTCACGGGTAAGAATACATCTGGTATTCCAGTCTTTACCCCCTGTGCTTTCATTTGTGCGCCACGAATAGCTCTACTTCGTGCGTCATCCCCACGACTGCCACCGTTTGCGATGTGGTGCATCCACTCAAGCTCTGGCCAGCGGTTAACTTGCGTATCCCTCCACTTGAAAAGCGCAACTTGGTGGAAAGACTCTGTTTCAGATTTTGGTGTTTTCATTATACCTTTCCTTTCTTAGCTAACTCTGCTTTCACCAGATTGTTTACCACCTTGATCGCTGCCTTGTCAGCACCCGTAGCCATAGCTTCAAGGATGTCCAGGATGAGTGGGAAGGACTCGGTAAGTTGAGTGGCAATAACGCGGTCAGCAGTAGCATTGGTGGAAGCTATTATCGCAGCAGTGATCTCAGCCGGCGTCTGTCCGGGGGTAGGAACATTACCCTTAGCTACCCATTTTTGGTATTCCGCGTAGTCTGTGTTTTGGGGATCAGCGGGAATGCTCGCACCGTCTGAAATTCTGGTGATCGATGTTGAGTTTTGGTTTAGTTTGTATGCCATGATTTATCCTTATAGCTCAGATGTGGCGCTGAATGACGCCGCTATTGCTGATGAGGCATTGGTCTCTTGATATGTACCATGTACAGTCCCCGGATTAAGTGTTCCGCCATTGGTTGCCGACAACGCCACGAATGTAGGGGTGGCTCGTTTAGTCTGCTTAAACGCCCACGGCGTATAGTATTGCGCTGCGTGTAAAACACCGTAAATGATTTCGTAGTATCTTTGACAAAGGCTTAACTCATGTCCAACACTCCGCACATCGAATTTCGTAGCAACCGAGCCAGCCTCTAGTTGCACTAAGGCAATGTTGAATACATTGGCAGTAGAATCCAGAGCGTTGACTTGGTTTGCCGTTGCAATGAAATTACCAGCAGCCCATGTGTTTGCTGTGGTTTGGAAGGTTGTACCCGCCATTAGTGAGAAACATAAATCCAAACCAACACCAGTGTCATACCGCCATGTACCTGCTGTATCAACCGGGATTGTGATGGTCTTGTATTCCCAAGTGTTAGTGGCAACGATGGTGTATTCAGCGACGTAAGACCTACCTTGAGCGCCATTTGTAAACCCGACACAATGAATTCCAGTCTTAGTTCCTTTTACCCAAAAAGACAGTGTTACGTTTCTGCTACCAGCTTGTCCAAAACCAAATGGCGCGACGGTTAATCCCTCAATAAATTGCCGAAGTATGTAAAGATCACTCGCGGCAATCGAGGTATCGGCAGTAGTGACTGCTATACTTATACAATGCTGAGTAAAAATTCCAGCCTGTGCTGCGGTAGGGGAATCTGCTACCTTCGATGCTGTAGTTACAGCAGTTGTGGCATATCCAACAGCCCACCTATCTGCAAAATAAACATTACTGGCTATCGCAGGAAAGCTCGTACCACGTTGCCACGGGTTAATGGTGAAGTCACCGCCGATGATTTTGTTTTTGAAGCCAATGCCAACGGCCGCCTGTACAAAAGCCGTAGTAGCGACCTGAGTAGTATTGGTGCCTTCTGCTGCGGTAGTTGCCGAGAATGCTTGAGTGGATGAACCAGCTGTGACGGCTTTACTTGTGTTAAGAGTTTCAATTGCTGTCGCAATGTTATCGAACTCTACGTCTACCTCGGTTCCCCTTGCCCTCTTTAGGGGGTCACCTGTAGTCAGTGAATCTTTTGCTGCGAAATCAGTAATTTTGGTATAAATCGCCATATTAGTATTTCCCGTTTTTTGCCTGAATGCCGACTTGCTGAATAGATACATTATTTCCACTTATGTCAACATCTATTCCAATCTGTACGACTTTGCCGGAACCGCGAATTGGTGCACGAAGGTTTGATATCCCAATGCCCACTCCCCACTCACCAATTCCCCATTCGGCAACCCCCCATTCTGATAGCGATGCGCCACCTAGCCCCAGAACGAATGCTGTAGTAGGCGTACTGTCGAAATCAAACCGGACACTAAGTATCATTGGCTGGTCTACGTCACCTATCACGATGGCCGATACCTGCTTAATCAATGAAACACGCTGATCGTTTCCAAGATCGAGCCATGGTGAAAGATAACTAATTCGGTAACCTGCGCCATCATCGGAATAACCATTGTATTTGCCAATATACCCCGCTTTGCCCATGTATAACTCTCTTTCGTCCGTATAAAGAAAAGCATACGCGGGGTTATCTATCCAAGTGGTTGCGCGTAGTGCGCCATTCTCCAACTTGATTCTGGTATTGAAACAAAAGCCAATAAGTGAGTCAGGGAATGACAGTAAGTAAAAAGCATCCACCTGCGAATAGGCAGACTTTATTCTGGATGGGGAAGATTGACTACTTATGTAACCACGTATGTCGTTCCAAACATTTGCACTGATGTCACCAACAGGGGCGGATTTTTCCTGAATTGTACGCTCAAGTGATCTTACTCCACTGTCTGATAGAAAGATCAAATCGTCTTCTGTATTCTGAATTGTATCTCTTCCCGCGCAACCTATCCCCGCAATGACATCGTATAGGGCCATCGTTGATGGATTGTTCGCTCCCTGATATATTAATATTTGTCGTGCGCCAAAGATAATCAGAAAGTTGTTATGGGACGCAAGGGCCACAATTCGATCTGATCCATTTGGCCACACACCTTGCAGATCAAGGTAACCAGCAGTACCCGCTGTCCACTTGTGCTTGATCATGCTGTCGCACCAGGTAACTGTCATTCGGTTCGTGGTTGTGTCAGCGCACCAGATCCGCCCATAGGCACTGATTGCACAATTTGCCAGAGGTACGGTACCAGTGTAGCTTGGGTGCTCACTTAGCCGCCGATAGGTCGTTGTAGATAATGCAGGGTCGAACAACAGTGGGTCATGACCTAGTTGGAAGAATACTGCCGATCCCGCAAGACTTACCAGTTGCCAATTGTTACCTGTGATTGTTGGCGCTGCCCCACCCCCACCGTAAGTAAGCGTGACAATCGAGCTTCCTGATAACTTGAAAAGATTATTCGCCCCTGCTGCAAGAATCGTCCTTGCCCCATCTATTGCAATTAGTTCCCCAAGTGCCTCTATGTTACTTTGACCAAGTTGCGCATTCGTGTTGCTACTTACTCTGACACCCCCCTTCCTTGCACAAGTTCTACCAGATTGATCTATTACGCAATTGATGGCAGTAAGCGCAAATTGTGCGTCCATGCCCACCGGACTATCACTGGTATTTACTCCGGCATATCCTGGCTTGTCGATAGAGAAGGTTAGGATCGGCTGCATTATACAGGCACCATCTGTAGGCCATCGGCCTCCATTGCGACGGCATCGGATAAACTTGACCTAAATAGCTGGTATAATTCAGAACTACTCATCCCAGTATCTTCTCCTCTTTCCAGTGCGGCTCTTGCATGCGCACCAAGTAATATCAAATGCGGATCTACTTTTGGCGTATCATTATTGCTCACCATATCACCAGAATTGATATATGCGTTCACGAATAATAGATATTCCCCATCGGGAACAGGCGACAACTTTATATAACTGTCTGTCCCATTGGTGCCGCTCCACGCATAATACAAAGGTCTTCCAAATATGGCAGGTGCAATCATTGTCTGACTTGTAATCCATGATAATGGCCTACTCTGCAATGCCGCATACTGTGAGCTATTGTATACTTCAGTAAACCGTTGACGTATCCCTGAGTTGGGCAGCAGATACACGTCAGTCATGTTTGCCGTGGTGAACCCCAATGTCTGATGCAGTACTCGCCAATGCCATGTATTTTCTATTTCTCGCATTGTGTCGTTGATGAATATCCCAACAATTTTTGAATACTTGGTCGAGTCCACAGACGACACTTGGTCTTCACCAAGCCTAACCAATATGTTATTAACCATTTGAAGAAACGTCATCTGTTATCATCTCCTGACATTAGGCCGCCCTGAGTAAGGACTGTATTGGAAGTCGGATTCAACAGCATTTCGGCCGTAGGTGATAGGTAAGGTGCCCTATCCCATAAATCCAGTAGAGCCTGAGGTGTCAACATAGCGCGTCCAATATCTTGGTGTATTCTCTTATTGATTCCGGTCTTTATTATGTCCCCTGCCGCATTGGTTAGGGCTATGCCAGGCTTTAGCATATTTGGAATACGTGGCCAATGTCCACCTTCCGCTAAGATCTGAGTTGCTGCAATGTCTCCTTCCTTGGCATACCCTGACAGCATCGAATCTCTATCCAACTGGCGAGTAATTTCCCTATACGCCTCGGCCTGTCTTCCCATCTTTTTACCAAGGTCATGGCTGTTATTGCCCGGGCCAAATACAGATTCAAGTGCATCTGGTGAATCCCCTCGTCCAAAATCAGCTAGGCTCTTGTCAGAAGCCTTTTGCATTTTCTGAGCAATTTCCATTTTCTCAATTACTCGCTTACCTTTTGCGAAATTTCGGAGGTAGTCTGACCATTCTTTTGTACCAGTTGCTTTATTGATTACATCATCGCTGAGTGGCTTGAATTTACGCAGTGCTCTGGAAACGTCACCTTTTACTTTGGTATCCGCACCCTTCATTGCTGTCTCAATTGCGTCACTTATGCCAGCTTGCCGTAGCTGATGTATATCCTGTGCTGTCAGGTACCCCCCATTTGCTTTCTCGGCTGCGGATATTCTTCCACCAAGGTCATTCAGTACTGCTTCCACATGTGGACGAATACTTGGCGAAAACTCGCCTTTTGTCCTGCTAATCTGCTCTAAAAATGGCTTTGCTGTAATCGCATTTGGCGGAACGTTCTTTTCCAACTCACGTGTTACCAAGTCAATCACTTTCTTTGATGCGCCGACTTCTTTCAAGGTAGTTATTTTTTCATTATTGGCTTTCATGATGGGAACGTGCGCGTTTGCTCGATCCATTATATCCTGACGAACTGGGTCGAGCTTTGCGTTTAGTGCAGCATTCTGCGCACCTTGTGCAGTTATTGAGCCTTCTTGTGTACTGCCTCCTGCGAACTTGTCAATAAGACCTCTGCGCCATCCCTCTTGAGCGAGTCGCATGTTTCCGTAGCTATCGACAAAATCAGGATGTCGCGATACGATTTCCTCCAACGCAGGGAATGTCCTGCTTTGAGTAGGGCCAGCGGCCTGCGACGCAGTGATATCGTTTCTTCCTGTAGCCGCATAATCTCTTATGTTCTGAATAGCAGTTGGATTATCTCCCATGGTCCGCTTGGTGATTGCCGTTGCGCGGTTAAGGTGAGGTTCCATTATTTTACCTACGATATTGCTTACATAGGGCCTTGCTTTACCTGCCAAATAAGGTGCACCAAAGCCTATTAGAGCAGGCGCAGCAGCACCCACAAAATTCGCTGTGGCGTCACGTGCCCATCCAGGGTTCTCTCCTCTGATACTCTCGGCAATAAGGTCTGTTCCACCGCCAAGGGTAGCGGCATAGGAGAGCGCATTCTGTGCGGCGTTTATTGGATTGTAGGGCGATGTTCCGACATCTGATAATGGAGGAAGTACTATTTTGTCCCTTACGGCCTGTTGTACTCTGGCAGGGGCTTCTCCATCTGATTGCCCACCCGGCAACGCCTGACGAACAATTTCGCCAATACCGGCAATTCCACCGATGCCCGTTGCCGCAATTTCAGAACCCATTCGCAAGATTGGCTCAAGTACCATCCCTGCACCAGATTCCTCATATTCCTTTTTCATTCTTGCGTCATGTTTCGCAAGTTCGTCTGCTCCATCAGAGGGCTGCGACTTGAGGTATTGCCTATACTGCTCGTCACCCATCTGTTGGGCCTGTTCGAGTGTTACGTCATCATCGACTTCCATTTCAAAGATACGGCCATCGGGCGCTTCATATTCTGCAATTTTTGGCATATCTACTCACCCTTTGGCCTAAAATTTCTAACTTTTCCCATTGGTGGACTACTGGATACCGCTGGATCATTGCGAGATGCACCAATATCGGCTTCAGTAATTGGCTCCCACACAACTCTCTCCTTGAATCCTTTTGTTTTACCAAAGTGCTCATTGTATCTGTCTATTTCGTCATTTACGCCGTTCACCAAGTGTTCTGCTACTTTGTTCAACTGACGAACTGTAAATTTTGCACCTCGGCCTGTCTTTACGTTGGCAATAGAATCTGCCGCAATTGGCCATTCCTGTAACGTCATTGTGCCCACAGATCCACCGAGTAGGGTTTTTATGTCAGCAACACCTACCTTTTTCAATGTTTGTTGTATTTCTGACAGCAAATCATTGGCTCGTTGGGTATCACCGGGCGCATACCTATAACCCTGCTCTATCGGATGAACCAGGTTACTAAACCCAGGCTCTTTCACAAGTGATTTAAGTTTACCAAATACCTCAGAGGAAAGGCCATCCATCGCCTCAATACGTGTATTTCTCTTAGCCCAATCAACCTCTAATTTTTCGCTTAGTTTTTGCTTCCCGTCTTCTTTTTTTGCACCAATTTTCATCTCCTCCAGTCGCGCCCTTGCGGCGTTATCTGCGTTATTCATCCTCTCCATTAACGCATTACGATCATTTGTGGCCTGTGCTCTTGCAGCAATACTTTGCGCAGTGTTTTCGGCAGAAGCCTTTCGTATGGCGGCGGTGTTTTCAAGAGATCGCATTTTTTCCTCATGTTTCCAACCGGGCAACTTTAGCGCGTTGTCTGTCCTTGCCGCGTTAAGTCTTCCTTGCTCAAGCTGGCTCTGTCTCTCCTGAGCGGCTTGAGTATATGCAACAGCCATCTTGGTATTCCCAACACTATTGAACCTTTCTGCACCTTTCAGTAAACCTTCTGGGGTAGAGTGGTCAATCCCCTTCTGGATGAAACTAACCTGTTCTGCTTCTGATACATCTGGGTTTTCTAATCCGAGCATATTTGCAACAGGTCTGGCAAACCCTGCGCCCGCCATTCCCATCATGTATTTTGACGCACTGAGTGGATCAAGTTTAGCAAGCTCTAAGGCATCTTGTTGGGAAGACCGAAATTGCTCACGGTCTGCCTCGTAGGGGCTTCTTCCGATCATTGAAGGTATCATTCCACCATTTGCCATATTACCCCCACTTAGCCCTTGCTTGCGCTTCAGCGTCAGCCTTGGTCCTCATATCGTAATTTTTACCAAGGGTTGACCCCAACATGCCCAATCCGTATGCGTATGGATTATACGCGTTAGATTGGTACATCGAGTTAGCTGCATCCGTTGTTCCGGCGGCCAATAGCTGCCCTGACCGATCTCTTGCCGCAGTCCCTTTTGCGCCTATATCTATGCCCATATCCATGGCATTCTGAGCAAGTCCTTCAAGTTTTACTTGGCCACCTAATGCGGCATTGTAGGGGGAAAACGAATTGGTTTGGTTATTGTAGTAATTCGACATCATGTTTCCACCAGCGGTCGTCATGTCTACGCCAAATTTGGAATAATCCATGCCTCCCGCTGTGGAGTCTGCTGCCAACTGTAAGTCCTGCATCCGTTGGGCATTATAATAGGCGTCCATCTCTGGGTTGGATGGCCTAAATCCGCCATCTGTTGTACCACCTACAGCAAGCCCCTGCCTGCCCTGTCCCTGCAACGTGGATATTAACTCAGCGAGGCTTCTCTCCCTTGACGGATTAATGAGCGCCATCTGATCTTCCATGTACTTTCTTGCTTGATCCTGTGGCGAGGTACTCATATAGCTATTCCCTAACGACATAGCTCTCTTTCCGCCATCGAATAGCCCAATATTGTCAGTAGGGGATCTATTGAACTGCGCCATCCCTGAATCAATCATTGGAGTCAATCTATCTTGTAGGGATTTTGTTTGCTGTGATGGATTGTATCCGGCACTAATGATATTGCCGTCCTGATCCATGTCGAACTTTGATGATCCATAACGGGTTGTTACACCAACAGGTCTAAACTTGGCAGCGTCCGCAGCAATACGGGCAGCCTCAATTTGTGAGTTCGCCAGTGATTTGGATGCGTCCTTCGCGCTGTTTGCGGATAATAGTCCTCCGCCGACCATTGCGCCAGTTGTTGCAATATTGCCCCATCCACCAAGTGCGTCAACCATGCCGCCACCTGCCGGTAGCATGCCACCAAGGCTTGGTACCGATGACGACACCAACTGACCCGCTGCGTTAACATATGACCCGGCAGTGCTAGCAGTAGTAGCACCAGCCGCTAACGTAGATGCCACATAAGGGGCAGCAAAATATACACCGGTCGCGGCTACGCCCACCTTTGCGACCCGTTTCCAGTCGTTCTCGTTTCCGGGGATCTTACCTACCAAGTTCCCAGTTGCATTTCCAATGCTGTCCGATGCGCTACTTACGCTTTCTCTGGCATCCTTGTATCGCTCGCTTACCCAACTCATTGTTCGAGGACTCCTTTTTGTCTCAGCATTTCCTCATGGGCAGGGTTTGTTTCTTTCAGCTCGCCATTCTCTATGTACCCAATCAGCGCTCTTTCTGGTGTGACCACCATCATCCCGTCATCTGAAACAAACATTGTATTGCCTTCATAGGTCAATACCCCATCTTTGACAGGTACAATATCATTCTCTACTTTTATTTCGCCATTGTAAGGACTTCTCCCAGGAGAAGCACCTCCCGTAAGCATTCCTTCGGGTTGTGGCATAGATTATTCCTCAGTTATGGGGAGAGCGGAGACTGTAACTGGGCGGTAAGGCGCAACATCGCAATTATGCTTTGTGTATTTTCGTTTTGCTGTAAGAGTTTGCAGCTGATCGTTTTCTGAAATTTTAGCAGGCTTCTCGTTTTCTAATACTTCTTCGTACCCCTCGTGCGCCCTTAATCCTTGGATATCACCTTCGTTGATAAATGATACAAGATTTCCTGATCGCTTACATCTAAATGTTGTCATATTATCCACCGTTTTACTTTTATTTACTGTAGGCCGATTGAGAATATCAGTCAGCCTACAGCAACACTTTACCTATTATGCAGGTACAATTATAGCAACACCAGCATAGTCACGCAGCTCTTTTGTGCCAAACACGGTATCTGCCGTAACCAATGTTCCCAGATATTCTTGTTTGTATTGAGACTGAGTTCGCACCTTTTGTTGCGTGGCTAACGCAAGGGCGTCTTTGTGCAGCAGTAAACAGGCACGGTACTTTGTGTCAGTTGGGGACGATGTTGCCCAGTCCACAGTAAGACCGAATGCGTCAGCAAATGATGCACCAGTTGGCGCGGCTGACGTAAAAGTTACAGACTGCGTACTTGTCACACTATTTCGGTGAATCCATGGGCAATTCGAGGTCCCGATCACCTCGACACCATATAGATTACCAATTCGCCCTGTGATCAGCGTAGAACCATCGCCCCTAAATGCGTCCTGCGTAAACCTGTCAATTCCACGGATGACCGAAGCCTCAACAGGTGGGATTACGAATGACAGTTCATCCGTGGCGTAGTCATTATCCTCAAGTGACTGAATTGCCTTGCGTAAACCAGCGTCCGTAAGAGCAGTACCGTTATTGCCTGACCCTGAAAATGCGGTCACGCCGTCACCACCAATTACGGCAG